AACCAAAAGTATGAGTCTGTAAGCTCATCACGGACTCGCTTGATATCGTTATCTAGTAAGTAATCTATCTCATCGTCAGACAGCCCAAGACCAGACTCACTAATATTCCTACCTACCGCAATCGTTTCATACCCAGCCGAACATATATAAGACTTAGATCGAACACCTTCATGTCTTTTTAGCATTTCAACTAGATCACTCATTACTTCTCCCTAGCTACGGAGTTAACTTTCTCGTATGAACGCATAGCGCCCAAACCGAGCATTCCCATCATAACCGGAACAAGCAGCGTTGTATCTATTTCGGGTAGGTCTACCCAGATGCCTAGTATGTTGGCAATAATTGTATTATAGAGTAAGCCGAACGAACACACCCAACCGATACTCGGCCTCCATCCAGAAACAAATAACGACTTATGTGCAGCTTCTGTTTTATTTACGTCTAATTGACCCTTAGCAAGTTCTTGAGCATGTCGCTCAGACATCGTAGCAATCTCATGGGCTAAGGCGTTCTTTTGATCCTTATCCTCAATAAACTTATCTAACAGTCCTGTAACTGGCCCTACTAATGATGCAACTATACTCATAATCTATTTCCTGTTAGACCAAGCTTGCGCCCCAAAAAATGCAGCAAGAATACCCGCAACGGATACGAAGTAGACCGCAGCCATGTCACCTAAGATACTAGCGGCTTGATTCATTCCAAAGAACTCACTAACAACTACAAGGCTGGGGTAAAGAAGCATTCCCCACAGCGCGAACCATGACATCGCTCTTTGTGCGTCAGCACGTTCATGGCTGATTTGAAGTTCTTGCAGTTCTTTAGACGTAGAAATCTCTTCATCACTTACAACACCGTCACCATCGGCATCGTATTGCGCGTATTCGCTATCTGATTCTAGTTTTTTAGCTGCCATGTCAGTCCCAAGTTTTCGTGTTACTGCGTATCTTCTTCGGTATACAGTAGGCACTTATGTTGTTTTGATTCCGCTGCTGCTTGCTTATCTTAACTGCTCCAGATTCAACGTAGTACGCAAACTCATTGCAGCGCGTCACATCCCTAAAATAAAACTCTTCTTTTAAAGGCTCTCCGTCAATGATGACGATTAGCAAAAACGCCATAATCATGTAAACGCTTTCAATACCAACAAAAATACGCCAACTGTCAATACTCCCCCAATAATAAGCGTAGTGCCGCCGACCAAAATCTGTTGTATTAATGCATCACGTTGTTTCTTTTTTCTAGCCATATATTGTAGATGCTCTTTGTGCCGCCTGTTGTTTTCTGCTATCGCGGCATCGTAATCAGCTAAAAGTTTTGGATCGGCTATAAGCAGCAAGTCTCTTAAATCTTTTTGAAACCTTTCCTGCGACCTGCGAATCATTTGCAATTTTAAAACGTCATTATTGCTAAGTGCTTTAAACGCACTCCCTTGCCGAGAGGCTTGAAATTCATTTAACCCTTCGCCAAAGTCTGAAATAAGCCCCATCGCTTTTTCGACGTTAGCTTTTCCCTCGTTTACTTGCTGGATGACCGTGTTAATTTGCTGAAGGATCATCCCAGCGGCGGCAACGGATTCAATAATCATGGCTTACCCCATGAAGAATTGCGGCAAAGCAGCCGCTGCAATTAAAGCATACACCCCGTAAATCAAATGTTCTAAGTGCTTAAATTTGGCAGAACCTTCCGCAAGACGCTCTTCGATACGTTGGTAGCGTAAGGCACACTCACGTTCATGCGCGTTGACTTCGTTCAATGCTTGTTCGCCTTTGTCCGTCATACTTTTATATCTACTTTCTGCGTTGGCGCTAGAGGTGTAGCTTCAACACGATTGCCTGTTTTTGTATAAACTGTAGGTATAATTACCTCAATCATTTCCTTTATAGGTTCACCTTCAGCACCAGTTCGTAGGCGTTCTTGTTTCTGGACAGCTACTTGTTTCCAGCTGGTTTGAGTAGCACCGTTAACAGAACCTACGTCCATTAGCCCTTAGTTTTCTTTTCTAAGGTCTTTTCAAGACGCTTCGCTTGGTCAGCGTGAAGCTTGCTTGCACCTTTAAGTTCTTTAATCATCTTGCGCTTTTGCGCGTCAGTCATAACACCCATAATTAGTCCTTAGCTTTGCCAATATTTAGAGCGATCCGGTCAAGCCAAACCTGTGCCACGCCTACCCAGTTGTCATCTTTTTTGGTTTCAGTAGAAGCAGCTATAGCTGATGCAATAGCAATCAAAGCCGTAACAACATTAAATGCATCTATGATGTAATTCATTAACTAGCCTCTGCTTCTTGTTCAACAGGCTTAACTGAATTTTGTATACCCGCATCGTACATCTGGATAAGCCCTATTGTTTCATTTAGCTCACGCTGCAAACGTGCTGCGTTTAAACGAAGCTCATGTAGTCGCGCTATATCAGCTTGTGTTTGTACAGGCAGATCAGGCATCGAATACTCTTCTTCGCCAATAATAATTTTATTTACGTCGCTCATGTTAATCCTTAGTGTGGTTGTTCTTGCTGCACGGGCCAGCAGTTTAAGTTAGCTGCTACGGTACGGCGCTCACCTTCACCTTGAAAGGGATATACCATATGTTGCAGCCAGCTTGGAAAGAATAATAACTTACCTACTTCGGGCTTCATAACCACGTTCTGCGTAGGTTTAAGGCGCTCTTTGTCCCATGTGGCGCTTTGCCCGTAGTTAAAACAAAGATACCCGTCAGACGCGCCAGAGGCGTTATATAGGTTATATGATTCACTACCAGCGGTAGGTTGAGCAAGAATCTGTTCTGGAACCTTAGTCCACGTTGTACAGCTAACGCCCATGATGGTTTTGGTGCCGTGATCGTGGATCGGATTATAATCACCAGCATAAGAATGCACTGACCAAAGCTCATCCATCTCGACGTTACGGTTACCGTCTAATTGTTGGCCTGTATTAGCAATAAACGCGCTAATGTACTCAGCACCCATACGACATAGGAACTGAGAAAACTCTGCTATACGACCATCTTTGTGATCCATTACGAGTTGTTCGCCGTTACCTATCTGGCCTACTAGAGTATGTGCAGCAGAGATACGATCATTCTGGTGAATTAACTCATCTAGATAATCGTTAAGGTTTATAACCATAGGCTCAGGCACAGTCGTTTCCATCAAAAACAATGACGGTAGCGGCATCATACGGTACTGAATCTCAGACATTAGGCAGAAGGATCGTATGCGTTTGCAGTTTTTATGGCTGCGTTAACAGTAGACATATCCTCAGAACCCCAATCAGACAGGACTACCATCGTCTCAAGATACCCACAGCTACGCAGAATACGCTCTTGTTTTTCAGTGTTAGTGCGATCATTGTAAAATTCATTGCTTGCGTCTAATACGCTTTCAATGACGTTTACGCTACCTAGCATGGCCGAGTAATCTTGTGCGATTTGCTTTGTTTCTCTAGTCATTATCTTATCCTTCTAACGCCGCTATGCGGTCTGTTAGTGCTGTAATTAAAGTTTGTTGTTCTTGAATAGCTTTGACGAGGATTGGTACGAATCTGTCATATTTCAAACTGTACTGAGTTCCATCGTCAGTCAAGTTAGAAACGAGGTTTGTTTTATCAGAGATCTTATATCCAGAAGCTTCTTCAAGAGCTATAACTTCTTGTGCCTTAAAACCAATGTCCAACCAATCCTCTTTGTGAGTGCCGTCTGGAGTTTGCGCGTTCAGGTCGTAATCATCTGCATACTTATCACCATACTTAGAACGCTTGTCCCAGTAAAATGTGACAGGTTCCAAGGCTTTTACAAAGTTTAGCCCAAGGTCTAGGTCAACAAAGCCAGTCTTATCGCGCTCATCAGAAGCGACAGAAAGAGCAACTTGAATATGAGCATTTGTTATATTTTCGTCGCCTAAGACTATTCCGTTAACACCAGTTACAAAAGCGCCACCGGGACTGCCTGTGCGCCCAGCATCATGGCCTAGAAGAAGATTGTTAGTGCCTGACGTAACTTGAAACCCTGCCGCATATCCTATAGCCGTGTTATCTGACCCTGTACAATCTATTAAAGTAACATAGCCATAAGCAACATTAGCACTTCCAGCAACAGCACTTAATGAAAGATACCCCATAGCGGTATTATCACTTCCAGTAGTTATCGCATCACCAGCTAGTCCTCCGACGAGGGTGTTGTTAGTCCCCGTGGTGACTGACAGACCTGCATTTGACCCTACTGCGGTATTGTAAATATTGCCAGAAGAATTAACTTGAGACTTTAAAGCGCGTGGCCCAATTGCTACGTTATTTTGACCACCTGTTTCAGTGGTTAATGCTTCAAAACCTACTGCAACATTGTCTGCCGCGGCTTGAAGAGCATCACCTGCAAGACCACCGATTAGGGTGTTCTCAATGCCCGTGGTGACTGAAAAACCGGCGTTTAAACCTACTGCTACATTATAAGTATCTGCATTACCTGAAGGATTCATGGTGGCTAAAGCATTATTACCAATAGCTACATTTCTATCACCAGCTACGTTAGTTCCTAGTGCGCCAGCGCCTATCGCAACATTTAAGTCACCTGTGGTGTTTGCAAATAAAGACCGATAACCCACTGCGGTGTTATTAGATGCGGTGGTGTTTGCGCCTAAAGCCTCTTTACCCACTGCTGTGTTTTGTGCGCCAGTAGTGTTATCACTTAAACAAGCATAACCAACTACCGTGTTATCACTTGCTGTAGTAATCGCATCACCCGCAAGACTACCTATGAGGGTGTTCTGGGCTCCCGTGGTGACTGCTGATCCTGCTGCGTAACCAACGGCTACATTGTAAACGTCTGTAGCGGTTGTGAAGTTTTGAGCTTGTAAAGCAGAACGTCCGAT